GTACCTGTATATTGACCTGTTTAAAAAACTAGGTATACCGCGGTCTAAGGATGACCACGGATGTCGTTGGTTCTTGCTTTCAGATATGAAGAAAGTACAAGTATGAAGAAGTTAAAATTTATAGGCGACGGAACCAATACCTGGCTGAACCAAAGTGAAGTTCAAGCGATGAAACAAGGATCACACGAGGTGTTGGAAGAGGCGGAAGGACTCGTTAAAATCAGTGTAAGGGATTTTATGCCGAACAAAAAGACGATGTGGTTCCCGAGTGTAGACTTTGTGGAAGACGGCAACACAGAGTTATGAAACTTAAAGTCAAAAACTAAACATTTAATGAGCTATACAGAACTAGTTTACCAAGAGCTTGAGATAAAAGAATGGCCCCTTCTAAAAGTAGGAGACGAAAAGTTTTTTGGCTACGTTCTTTCAATGGGAGTAATGCCTAATGATTTTTGCGAAGTTCGGGAATTTAACGATATGCGACAATATGTTGACTTTGGATATAGAGATGGATACGAGAGGTACATTTTGCCTAACAATGAAAAACTCAGAAAGGATCTAATGAGATATTTATGGGACAACATGGAGGTAGAAATGTACTACAAGTTATGGATTTATAAATTAGAAAACGGGTATAAGGTAGATTTGCCGTAGTAATCTAACATGAAAAAGCTTAAACAGTCCGAGATCAAATCATTCAGGGAGGAACTCCTAATACGACAAGGAGGACGAGATCCTATTACAGGATTGCAGATCAAAGATGCGGTCTTAGACCACGATCATGTCTCAGGACACGTCAGATGCGTTCTACAGCGTGAAGTCAATTCATTCGAGGGTAAGGTATGGAATGCGTACAAACGCTTTATACGACCTCTGGGAGCCTCTTATGAGGATGTCCTGATTTCTATCATAGAATACTGGGGTAAGGATTACTCAGAAAATCCTATCCATCCTAAGCACAGAACAGACACAGATAAGGTAGTCAGAGAGTACAGGCGTAGGATCAATAGAGCTAAAAGACCTCAGACAAAAGAGAAGTACAGAGTCCTGATAAGGGAGTTGACAAAGAAGCCAGAATCACTACAGTCTTAATCATGTCAGAAGAACCTACCATTTCGTACCAAGACTTATCCCAAGCCGTCAATATTATAGACCTGGCTGCTAAACGTGGAGCATTCCACGGTAAAGAACTTTCCGTTATTGGATCTCTTAGAGATAGAATAGAAGAGTTTCTATCATCTAAAGAGAAAGAAGAAATTATCCCTCCCGATACATCAGATCCAGAGTGATCTGCTCTCCGCACGCACAGCACCTCAAGGGCAGTGGGCTTAAAAACCTGCTGCCCTTTTTTAGTTACTTCGAAAAGGGACTTGCTGAACGCCATCTTCCCTAGATTGAGAGGTAAGTATTCCAGGAATAGCTGCTCCAATCAGGCTTCCGTTCTTAATGTCAGAAGCAACCTTTTCAGCAATATTTAAAGCTTTGCGGTAAACCGTATTAGCGGCATCTTGCCTTTTAAGAAAATTTGAATTATAAGCTGCCTGCAAAACTTGTTTAGAATTCATCAAATCCAAGTATTCTTTCCTATATTTAGGATTAAGGGCCATGTTATAAGCAGTATCTAAAAACTTTTTGCTAGAAGAATCCTTAATAGCCTTAGATATTGCCATTCTTATGTAGACAAAATGAGCTGCATCTGGAGATAATTTTTTGTCTATGTGCTTCCGTGCAGCCTCTTGCAATGAATCAAGTTTATCTACTTTTGATCCAGCCTTCAACATTAATCCAATTTGTTGTACTCTTTTTTGAGCAGCCTTATTCGGGGCTAATCTATAAACTGGACTTTTTAGAATATCCTCAGTGCGATCAATTCCATAAATAGTTTTAAGTACTTGCTTCATGTTGGCCTCATCTGGCAATGACCTAATCTTAACTGCAAAATAACTTCCGTACAAATCATTGGCTACTGATGGACTAACATTAGCAATTTCGTCCATGAATTCCTTTGCCTTATCGAAATTTGCAGTTCCTGCCTTTGCCTTTTCCCCAAATATGCCATCAAGAAATTCATCGGTATTCAATTCTCCTTTATTGATAACTTCTCCTAGCTTAGTATTTTTATTAAAGTTTTCTAATGCTTGAGATGCTTTTGAGTAAGCGTCATCAACCTTTTTAAAGTCAGGGCCAAGAGAGGCTCTTAGTTCCTCAATTAATTCTTTAGCGTTTGCTTTAACCTGGCTTGATACGCTCTTATCAAAGTTAGCATCTTTTTTAAGAACATCTCTTAGTTCTCTAATTGCTAAATGAACTTGCTCTGCTGGCTTAGTTATTTCAACTCTATCCTCAAGACCTATTTTTTTACCAGCGGAATCAAAAAGAACTACATCTCCTTCTTTAGGAGACTGCAAATACCTTTTCCATGTCCTAGCAGCTTTTTGAGCCGTGTCTCCAGGGTTGCTGTTTTTTATTATTTCATCAGCTAAGTTTAGAGCACCTGCAACGTTTATGTCTCCTAATCTTTTATAAACTTCATCGTACTCCCTGCCTATTAATGTCTTCGGCATTTGGAACTGAACCTTTTGTATATTAGAAGCTATATCTTGTGATGCCGAAAGAACATTGAGTAGTGTTTCCTCTGGATTTAAAAGGTCAATATCTTGCTTAGATAACCTTCCAAATGTTCTTGAAAGCATAGAAGAAAGATTATTAGAGGCATTATCGTACTGTATAGCGTACTTAGCAGCTAGGTTTGGATTCTGTACTAATGCCTGCCTGAACTGTGCAGAAGCAAATTCTTCTAAAGCATCAGAAGGCTGCACAGCTTTTTTCGACGAAACTACTGCTTTTAATTCATCTATATCTACACCAAGATCAATTAAAGAAATAATACTCCGTGCCTTTGAAGCCTTTTTTTTAGCAGATGTAGAAAGTTTCCGCCAGATAGCAGGAGCTAAATCCTCTAAAACTCCACCACCAGCAGTAGCTATAGCGTCAAAGAGAACCTGATCGCCGTCGAACCTTCCACCACCAGCTACTTGAATGCCTTCTCTTATTCCAGATGTGGTAGCTCCAGAAACAACGCCTCTAGCAATTTTTTTTCCTAGACCTACCCCAGCAGAGGTGAATTTTCCTGCTGGCATAAATGTAGCTATTTCTCCAACTAAAGAGATAGCGTCTTGAAGAGACCATCCAGGAGAGTTTATAGCTAACTCTTCCCCATTTATAGTTATCGTTGGGTACGGGCCATCAATATTAACATCAAATCCTTCGTCAGCAAGAAGCATAGCCCTTTCCTTAACATCTGGATATAGCAAAGCATTAACCATTCCACCAAAGCCGCCTCTGTACTCTTTAAGGTTCTTTAGTTTTATTTTCGCAGCTTCATCAAGATCTTCAATACTAGGGGGCTTTTCAAACTGTTTTGCTTCAGCTCCAAGCCTTGATTGATATGAAGGTATAACGCCTCTACGAACGCCTTCAAAATCCCTCTTCATAGCTTCTAACTCCTTAGAAGCAAATTGTTTAGCAGATTGTTTTACTTTATCTAAAAGAGGTCTTTCATCAGTAGAATCTATTAGCTCTCCCAAGGCAGGTTGATTTGGGGTTTGCCTTGGCTCTTCTATGCCGTAAACAGCAACATACTCTTCTACTAGTCTTTTTACGTCTTCAGTATTGCCAGCATTCTCAGCATTTATAATAGCCTGCTTGAGCTGTTCTTGAGTTATATCAGCCATGAATAATTAATTTATAAAAATAATTTTTGTTATTTTTTGGTGTGTCTCCGTAAAATCTCATTGAAATCATCATCACCATCGAAGTATGTTTCAGGAGGCATTACGCCTTGGGCAATATAAACTGCTCTAGCTGCTTGTTTGCTTAGCCCAGAAGCTTTTATTCTTTTTGACATAACCTCTTCATCGTCTGACCAGCCTAAATACTCAAGTTCCAAAAGTGACTTAGATAGTTCAAATGACTCAATAACTTCAGATAAAGCATCTCTAAACTGATCTGGAGATTGCATCCTTGATAGACTTCTTATCCTATCTTGCAAAGTTTTAAGCTCTTTTTCTGACAAAGATCCAAAACCAGTAGAACCAGTAGGACTGCTTTTCTTTAGGCTTAACATTCCATCAAGAGCTATAAAAGATTGTATTGTTTCTACATTTGCATCAAAATCAGCTTCTTCAGTTCCAGGAATAAATTTAAGAATTTGTTGACTCAACCCTAAACTATTATCGGTAACACTGCTTAAAACTTTTTTTGCTAGGTTTATTTTATTTTCTAAAACAATAATCTGCCTTGGGAGAGCCTGTCTTGCCTGTTGCATACCAGCTTCTTTTTCTCCAGAAGCTCTTCCCTCAGCCGTAGCCTTTGCTATATCAAACGCTTGTTCGGTTTTTTCTTCTGGGCTTAAAGTAGTATCTTTTAGATCTTGAAGCAAAAGTTCACCTTGCTCAACCTCTTTTGCGTCATCAGACGAAAGTAGCTCAAAAGCTCTGGCGTATTGAAAAGCTGACCCAGTTAAATTTTCAGAATCTTCTTTCCTAGAAGCTACATTTGATACCAATGTAGATAGTGAATTGGGATTAGCTTTACCAAGGGCAAGCAATGTAGCTTCATCAATTCCAGTTAATTCAGCACCCTTCTTTGCAAGATCAGCTATATTTTCCGATGAAACTTGAGAGGAAGGCTGAGTCCTTAATCTATCAAAAAAAGTTTTAGTAGCCATTCCTGGATTTGCTAATAAAGCAGCACTAATTTTTTTTTGCTCTTCAGCAGTAAGTTTTTTATCGCCGATTAATTGATTTACAGCAAAAATATCGCCTTGGCCTATTTGCTCAAGCCTAGCAGCTTCCTTGTCAAGAGCCGATAATTTTTGTCGATAGCCTAATAGTTGCTCAGTAGTAAAATGCTTTCTGTAATCTTTGGCTTCTGCTCCAACAGGGAAAAGCCTATTTTGGGTATCTGATTTGATTAAATCATCCAAAAGCTTTTCGTTAAGGGCAATTCTTTCTTTCTTCTCAACCTCAAGTTTACGCTTTTCAATACCTGACTTAATGGTTTTAACCATCTCAAGATTGGTATCAGCTTTGAGCTTAGCTATCTGAGGAAGCGTAGAGTAATCTCTGCGTAATGCGTTAAGATTTAATGGAGTTCTTGATTTAAGTGCCATAATTATATTACTTTTAATTTTTAGTCTCCAGAGCTGTTAGCTAATTCCAAGTTTTTTCTTGCCATACCCAATACCAAGGTCTAAAAGACCTCCAAAAACTGGGCCAGCAATTTCAGCAGCAAGTTGTTTATCTCCTGAATCTCTAATTGCTTCAGCTCCTTGAGTACTTTGTATTAGGCTTAATCTGTTACCTATATCTGTTCCAAAAACATTAAGCAGAACATTAGGATCTATTCCAATATTAGGAGCTATTTGACTATAAATACCACCCTCAATATCTGATGTTAATGCAGCAAGGTTTTGCTGTTGTCCCAATCCCTGTAAACCTAATTGAAAGTTTAAATCTTTTCTGTCCTGAATCCTTCTCTTTGCTCTTTCGTCTGACTGAGAAAACGGTCTACCAAAAGCAAGAGCCTCAGCAAATCCTTGTTGTTCAGCTCCTCTTTGTTCCAAAAACGAAAGGTTAGGATCAAAGTACTGAGCAATACTTGAATCCAATGTTTCTCCTCGATTAAATAGTGATTTAACCAATGGGTTCTGAGAATCACGTACTGCGCTAGTAACCTGACCGTAAAGATCAGTAGCAAGTTCTGCTTGCTGAGGAGCAATCTCTCTATCTAATTTTATTACCTCTTCAGCAAACTCTTTAGGTTCTCCAGATTTTATTTGGCTTACAGCTTCTGGGAAAATATCCTGCAACTGTCCTGGAGTAATCTCTCCTCTGTCAGAAAGAGTAGTAATTAAACCAGTAATGCCAGACGTTTTAAGTATTTCGGTAATCTCACCTGAAGACAACCCAGAGCCACCTCCAATATTTACTGAAACATTACCTCCTGCACCACCTTGACCAGATTGAGAACTAACATCAATATTTCCTACATTTGCAGAAGATTCAGAGTCTCCCACATCAATATCTCCCACATTTGCAGAGGCTTCAGAATCCCCTGCATCAATATCTCCTACGCTTGCAGAAGATTCAGAATCTCCTGCGTCAATATCTCCTACGCTTGAAGAACCACCAGTTGCGCTTAATGATCCTGTATTTTCTAAACCGTCAGAAGATACAAGCATCCCGTTTTCGTATCGCTGTCCATTGTCTTCTCCTGTAAAATTAGGATCAAGTCCATTTAATTCTGCGTCTGTCATAGTTTCTTTCCTCAATGGGTCTCCAGTTTCTTGGACTAATTCAACGGGTTCACCTGGAGCGTCCTGTCCAGTAAAATAATTATAAATTTCATTAGTTATGTATCCTTGCGTAAGTAATTGACCTGGATTATCGGCTATAATTTCTGGAACATATATCATTCCCAAAGGCGTCCGAATTGGACGCATCCCACCACCACTACTACCTCCATCATTAATGGTTGAACCAGAGTCATCAGTCCTTCTAGGTGGCCCGCCTCCTCCCACTTCACTGGTATCGGTAGAACTAACGGCATTAGCATTGCTGCTATTATCCACAGGAGCCCCTGACTCATCCACAAGTTCTGGAACAAACCCTGGCGTACCTGTACCTATTGTAGATTGTCCTGACTGTCTCCTTATTTCGTTAATCCTTGCTAGTTCATCAATTGTAACAACCCTTGAGTTTTCTCCAATTCCAATTCTTATCCCTGGAATCGTTCCTATTTGTTCACCAGCTTCATTGCGTTGAACAATAGTAACAGGTGTACCCATTTGTTGTTCATCTGTGCCACTATAAATACCGTCAGCTATTCCATCTCCATCTTGGTCTTCGTAGCTTCCCTTTGACATTTCAGAAGCTCTAATACCAATTAGATCTAAAAAACCTCCAAGATCACCTAGACGACCTAAAGATGTCCCACTAAATATTCCAAAAGGATTGTTATCAAATGGATTATCTCTAGACCCGTAAAGCTCCTCGATCTGTTCGTCGGTAAGCTCTTCGTAGTCGTCTTCGTAGTCGTTTTCCATCTTTATCCTTCTAGTGTAGTGCTACCCAAGCTCCGTTAGCGTAACCGTAAAACTTGTTCGCAGTTGTGTTGTAGATCATTTCTCCATTAGCAGGAGAAGATATTGCATTCATCTGCGTGGTAGTCATGCGAGGCAATAGGACACCACCTGTTGTAGAAGCTACTTCCAGTGGAGCAGAGGGAGTGTCAACACCAATACCTACGTTGCCGTTTTGAATAATGTTTAAAGAATTAGCCGAAGCATCTACTGGACGAAATCTATGAATATTTGCATCATAATTTGCACCGTTAGGAGCAGACGGATGAGATGTCCCGTATAGTTCAATATTAGCACCACCGCTACCGCCGCCTTGTAAAACAAGGTTTCCATTGTCTACGCCTTCCTTGATAGTTCCCGAAACTTCTAGGTTGCTACCTACTGAAAGAACGCCAGTAAATCTACCAGTTCCATTTACATCCAGCTTGTAGCTAGGTGTATCATCTCCAATACCCACGTCTTGACCTTGGGTAATATACAGGCCAGATGTTCCAACATTACCAGCACCAGACCCGCCTGTAGAAATCCTCAGGTCTCCACTGCCTAACGTAACAAGTTGAGCAGAACCAGTGCTGTCCGCCAGCTCTATGTAAGCCGTTTCGTCCGTAGATTCAAACAACGCTACTTGATTGGTGGCTCCAGAATTTACGTCTAGCTTGTGGGCTGGAGATGCAGTCCCAATACCCACTCGGTTATTAGATGAATCAACCTTAAGGGTGGTAGTATCTACCGTAACATCTCCAGAAGCCGCCAGCGTAGTAAACGATCCAGCCCCTGTGCCATCTACCTTTGAGTCAGTGTAAGCCTTTATGCTTTGCTGTGTGGCTAATGACGTAGCAGAGCTAGAGGCCATGTTGTCCTCATCCAATATTGCCACCTCAGCAGGTGCAGCAGCACTACCAGAAACATTGCCAAGAGCCTTCATGTTGGCTACGTTTTCTATCTTAGCCTTGGTAACATTACTATCTAAAATTTTAACAGTTGTTACAGCGTTTGTTGCAATCTTGCCAGCAGCAATTCCAAGATCTTTTACAATTATTGCACCACTGGAAAGCTGAGTGGTTGAATCGTCAACTGCACCAGATACAAATGTAGCACTGTCTACTAGTGCGTTAAGATTGGTGGACGTTACCTGATCACCATCTGAATATGTAGTTCCTTTACTTAAAATAGCCATTATTCTGCTTTCTGTGTGTTTCTAAATGTTATGCCTCCTGCTACCTTTAATGCTCTTAGCCTAGGTCTTCCTTTTGTTGTCTCTAGTTTAAACTGTAATCCGTAAGCTCTTTTGTTTCCAAATCTTCCTCTAAGTGAAACATCTTCGTCTATAGCAAGCTCTCCTCCATTAAGATCTGAAATTGTTCCTAAGCTTATTATACCATCAATATTTTCTGTGATTGCACTAAGAGTTGCATCAGAAACATTAGTCTCTGAGGACTGTAAATGCAGCTCAAAGTTATTCCATTTTTTACGATCTATAGAGCGTACTGTAAACATTCTAGTTGTAGCAGACGAAGGAACAATAGCTGTTTGATTGCTGCCACCAATAGCATCTAAAAACCTATCAGAGTCATCTGATCTTTCTTCGTACTTGTGTACGCCACCAGTTTTATTCACAACGTATACGCCTCTTTTATCCCCAGCTCCACCTACCACTAAGTGAGTGTACTCCCAATCGTTGTCAGCTACAGAATCTATGGACTCCCACTGGCGATTTAAAAAATTATAAATAATCAATCGGTTGTTTGTGGTGGAGTCTCCTACTGGAACAGCCAAATAGTACCTGTTGTCGAAGTAAGCAGAGACAGCTTTGTGGGCATGAGCCTGATTTATTGTAGCTATAGTGCCCTGTATAGACTCTGACAAAGGAACATCTTGACCCCTAAGATTGTACAAGTCAATAAAATCTAAAGCGTACACTCCGTTATCAGAAAGAAACATTAGCTTGTTCCCTATCTGCTGTATGCTGTTTCGGGCAATACAACCTACATCATTTGTTATAACTTGAGAAATACTACTTTCTAAAGATAGACTATTCTTAACGGTATGTATACTGTTTCGATTAAAAACAACTAGCTGATCATCTGAAAAAGAATGAAAGCCCACAATAAAATCAGCTTCACCAGCATTAAACCGAAACTGTCCAAAAACTCTATCATAGGTGTTATGATCTAGTATATCCGAAAAAAGTGCTTCATCAAGAATCTTTTTATCTGTAATCGTAGCAGATCCAGAAGACCCAGTTATATCGTACCTGTACGGAACGACAAGTCTACGCTGGTGGTAAGTGCCAAACTCAGGGGCTGGCATGTGCGTAAAGCCTAAGCCTATAGATACAGGTTTTGAAACTGTAGCAGTTTTGCTTGTTCCTGATTTATTTGAAGAAAATGTAAATGTTGTTGAATTAGTTATTGTACTAACGGTTACCTTGTCTCCAAGGCTAAATCCAGATGTGCCAGCATCAGTTATGGTTAGGACGTCACCCACCAACAAAGAGCTTGTACTGGATACTGTAGCCGTTCCTAAACCAGATCCAAAATCAAGATTACTAATTGCTATAGCAGTGGGTTGGACAAAGGTTCCATTTGCAACTAAAGAAAAAGTAGTAGTGCTAACATCTCCATCCCACTGTAAGGCTATTTGTCCTTTTCTAAATATAAAAAGCTTGTTAAAAGCCTGCATTATATTACTTCCCTCTGGAACGGTTTCGCCAGTAGGATAAGTAAGATTAACGGTGGTAGCTCCACTGTCTGAAGTTTTTACAAGTATAGTGCTCTGCGTACCTACAGCAGCTATGTAAGATGCTGCTTCATTATTGGGATCAGAAAACTCGCAAGCTGCATGAATAAAATTAGATGTAGCAGTATTTAATTTAGCCCCTGTAACCGTTAATGTTCCTGAAGGAGCAGCATCTAATCCAGCTATTGTAATCTGTATTTGGGTGGTAGTTGAAGCTGTACAACTATGATTTCCATTAGGATCAACAGTTCCTGTAGTACTTAAACCGCTTAAATTTACAATGTCTCCAGTAGTAATCCCATGAGTCCCACTAAAATTAACTGTAAAAGTAGTCCCGTCTCTAGCATAGCTAGAAACAGATGGAAGAGTATCGTGCAATCTAAATGCTAAACTATCTGCAGTCGCATACAACTTAAAAACAGAAGCAGTAAAAGGAGTAGAAAATATTTCCATTCCCTTTCTAGGTTGCCACTCCCCATTCAAGTCCATACGTCCATTATTAGACTCAGTAAGAATCCCAGAACGAAGCTGATCAGGTCTTAACTTGTTATTAAAACCAGTAAAGCCTTGATCTAAATCTTCTACAAGACGATTGTCCTGTGCTCCGTATACATCGTACCTTGCCATCTAGTATTTACCCTTTCTGCTTTTAGGACTGCTCTTTGTTCTGCCACCCTTGCCCTTCCATAGCTCTGTGCAAGCTAAGTGTTTAGCAGTTCCAGGTTTTGCAGTATCGCATTTATGCCTAGCCCTAAAAGACTTTCTAGCAGCATCAGAATAGTTATGACCGTACCCAGAAGCACCTGCGTGTACAAGCTTACGCTTACCATCAACACAGTACAGCTTCATGATCTTCTTGCCAGGTCTTGTGCTTTTACGCACCTGACCGCATCTCATAGATTCTTTAGGACTTTTTGCCACTTCTTACTTTTGCTCTTGGTGTATTTGATACAACTTTTTGACCTTTAGCTCCTGCACTTTTTTTCTTCCTTGCAGTAGCAGCTCGTTCAGACTTTGTAAGGCTCATTGCTTTTTTTCTAGGCAAGCATCTGTCTGGTCTTTTTTTGTTAGGTGAAGTTCCACACTTGCCCTTGATAGATCCATCCGTACCTATCCTTACCCAGTCTTCCTTTAACCACTGTTTGAGTTGAGCCACTAGCGTCCTTTCCTTTTTCCTCCCTTAGACTTCTTAGCGTAGTTAGGATCTTTACAATACTTAGATGCGGCCAAGTTAGCGTAAGCAGAAGGATACGTATCAAATGTCCTTCTGGCCCAAGCCTTGCCCTCTGGGCAAATTTTGCCTCCGCTCTTAGCTTTTTTCTTTGGCATTATACCTTCCAAGACTTTCTAGCTTTATTTTGAGCAGATTTAGACAACTCTCCGTAATGATACAATGGCTTAGAAGAACGGGAATGCGTTTTTCCAGAATGCAATTTTCCATCAGGCATTTTGTGGTAGCCGCCTTTGTGCTCCTTACCGTCTTTAGAATAGTGCTTTACGTTCATTCCCATGACTAATTATTTCCTTCCTCTACCTTTGCCCTTACCTTTTGGTTTTTTGTATGAGTAAGCCATTATCGCTTTCCTCCTTTTTTCATAGGTTTTCCCATTGGGCATTTTTTGCGTTTTCCGTAGTCCATATTTTTGTCTCCTATTTAACTTGCGAGCTTCCAAAGTAAAAACCCAGCAGAGCTAGCATCCCTTGCCGAACTTCTGGCAACAATACAAACCCCTCCAAGTTTTTCCATTTGTCTACTCCTATTCCTAAAAATTTAAATACTCCTAATTTGCTAGCCTCAACGGTTACTGGTATATCAAAGAACGCCATGACAAAGGGAGCAAATACGACTGAGAAAAGTATACAGATTGCAATGAAACGTCTAATCCACGCTCCTCCTTCTCCTGTTCGTTTTGCTGCTCTATCTGCGGAATCATCTGATACTCCTTGTTTCTTAATCATCGCATCAATAGCATTCGCTTGGATATTCATTTGTGCTGAGATTAGTTTCATTACAAATCCCGTGACTCCACCTCCAAGCATTGCCACTAACTCTGATGTCATTTCTTGTCTCTAATCTCCTTTAATATTTTTAAAATAGAAAGACTCATGAAGACCACAGTGAATGCCGATGCCACCACAGATAGCACTTGGTCTGTTCCTGCTAGTGCTAGACCTGCTCCTGATCCTAGCACCCCTATAACTGATCTTTCTACCATGTCTTTCACGTATCGTAATTTAAGGCGTACTCGTTAAGCTTGCTGATTGAAAGCCTTCTGCATTCCAAATCACTTTTGAGGTCTTGCCTGTTATCTATATTGAAACATTCTTTGTCAAAAAATACGTAGTCCCGAAATGCCTCGTACTCCCAGTCGTTCTCTTCGCAAATAGAACCCAAGATTTGTTCGTAGTCACTAAGATCCAAGAACCTATCTCCATTGGAGCCACCTATCCTACTCACGCTCCTCATGATTTTTCTATAACCAGCCTCCCGTACCGATCCCTATAAGTTCTAATTCTAGCCTCGCGTGTAGGTTTTGTTTTAAAACTAACCTCTTCGCTTTTAATTGCTGCACCCTTTAGGCTAGTAGGAGCTGCTGGAGGATATGTTCTAATGCTTACAATGTTAGTGTAATCCGATTCCCCGAACTGATTCCAAGCTCTTACCCGATACGCTAGCGTGGTTCCAATAGGAATGACACCATCCGTAAAGGTAGCGTCATCAGCGTTAGTTGCTGCAATTAATAACCACTCGCCTCCATTTTGCTGCCGCCAAATCTCAAAGCCATCCTCGTTGTCGGAGTTATCCTGCCACGTTAGCACTAGATCGGCTCCGATCATAGTCGTCGTTGTAAACATTATGGCTGCTAAGAGTGTTTTCATGGATTGTTGCCTATCGTATTTGAGCTACTAATTACCCGATCATAATACCCAGTCCTTACACCGCCGCGTGGGCCTCTAATCCTAGCAGTCGCTACGGCTGCTGTAGCGTCCGAGTCAGTATGTTCCACATAGTCGGTGCCGTCACCACTAAAGGTGCCTGTTGTATTAATTTCAAGCGTTGATGGCCCACCAGAAACGTACACAAGCCTAGCGTGATACCACTGATTTACCGAAATAGTGTCAGACATTGTGCTGTAAGTGTTGTCCATTTGTAAACGAACACCTCCATCTGGCTGAATGACAATACCAGCTAATATTGAACCCGATCCGTCAAGTAGGCCAACCCAATCATTTGCTGCAAACGGCAATGTGCCTAGCCTAAACTGAAAATACAAATTTGATCCAGTCGTAGAAAACTCAGAGTAGTTTGTGCGGTCTGTAATCTCCATGACCTCACCGCCATTAGGCGAAGAGGCTGGAGGAGTTGAGTCATAATCAACTGTGCCAGTAGATGACCAACTTGTAGGCGTTCCCGTTCCTTCAAAATTTTCTTCAAGAAGGTAGGTTGTAGATCCGCTTGGCTTTATTGCAATGTGGTGTGTAGCACTTCCACTGCCGCTACCTGCACCTTCTATATAGTCAGTTCCATTTGTGTCACCTGCCCCAACATCACCCCACGCCATAAATGTACCAGAACGCTTAGTTCCATACGCATCGCCCAACGCAGTGTACTGAGTCTGGGTACTTCCATTTGAGCTTCTAACAGTAGAAGCACTAGTGTCGCCACTAGCACCTTTTGCGTGAACCGCAATTACAAAACCATTTGCTGGAACAGTTACTACTCCCAAATCATCGCTTGATTGATTAGTAGTAACCGCCAGCGTAGATGTGTCGGCTCCAACTATTTCAATGGCAACTGCACTTGTGTAGTCAGCGTCATGCGTCCAAGTGACTGTTGACTCGCTTGCACCAGCAGTTTTGTAATAAACTCGGTTTAAAGGTCTGGCTGAGCTGCTGCCATTGTCAACGCTTGCCAGCAAAGTCCAGCCTCCCTCAGTTGGGGCTGACAAATTCCCTTGAGTTGACCTTGCCGTAACTGATGCAAGGAGCAAAGCACCTTGAGTAGCTGATGAAATGTTAATAGAGGTGCTACTGCTGCTGGTGCTAGTTGGGTTACGGATGCCTAACAAGGTTGGGTTTTGCAAGCCGCTAGCTGCCGCAGCAGGCTTTAAACTGGACTTCCAGCGTAGCATCAGAGTTTTTCGTACTCAGATTGGAAAGTTACAGTGAGGTCGCCAGCATCAGCCTTAGCTAGTGCGTTCTCCTCAGCCGTAAAACAATTTTTGATGTGGGTGCTGACCAGAGAAACCATTTCGTTCCAGTCCTCTAGCGTGTTGTGCCGAAATTCTTTTTGCCAAACCTCTTCGGTAAGTTCAATTTCGTTGTCCTCCTCGTCTATGTCTGTGTAAGTGACAGTGACACGCTTGTCCATCTTCCAACTAGCGTAACCAGTGGAGGATGGATCTGCTGTTAGCATAGCCAAAACAGAAGTCATTTTAACCTGACTGTTGCTGTCTGTAGCTATACGCCACAAGTCAAAATTTTCATCAAGCCATTCAACGCCACTTTGCTCCATGTCCCAGCGATCAGAAGTGATTTTAGATTTAAGCCTGTCTTTAGCAGCATCTTCTTCAAAATCTATAACATCCCAAGCCTGTACCCAGCCATTATCCCTTTGTTCAAATACTGGGTTTAAGTTTTGGAGAGTAGGATTGTAATCTGGCTTAGGGTCAATGGTGTACGTGTAGCAATCAAAGTCTGCCAAAACCCTGTCATTCAAAGGATTTGGAAAAGATACCTGAGGGTTGTCCCGCTTTAGGCGAGACTCTGAATACGGTTTAGGTACTTCGTTTATAAGTTTTAGTATATTCATGATGCTACCCCCGATGCCATTCCGTACAATGTGCTGTTTACTTTCCAAACAACTACTATCGTTTCGTTTGTAGTGTCTAAGGTTGGAGCCGATCCACCAACCCATTCTATGTTTAAGCTACTGTACCCCCAATCTATTAGATTTCCACTTCCATCTCCAATAACAAGAGTAACAGATTCCCCTTCATTTAAGCTATCTGTAATATTTACTGCACCAGAAAGAACCCATCGCTGTATAGTTCCTCCACCCGCATTCAAAGCAGTGTTGCCTGTGATGCTAGTTGAGTTTGATGTCAACTCTTGTATAGCACCAGCCATGTCTAGGGTGGTAACATCTAGCTCAGTAAGAGTGGCAGAATTAACAAAACTCAGAACACCACTACCGTTTGTTTGAAGCAGTCCATTGGCATTGCCATCATCATTTGGAAGCGTTAAAGTGTAAGTTGCACCTGCACTGTGTGGTGGCCCTTTAATTGTTACACCATGCGAGTTGTTCTCGCAGTTCAGGACAAGTTTTCCTGACGTGTCATTCCCCCTGACAACAACAGACCCCGTGCCGTTGGCACCTAGATCAATGTCTCTATTAGAAGCAGAAACAATGTCATGCGTAGATACATCAAGATCTCCACCCAAGACAGGAGTGGTGTCGCTAGACACTTCACTAACACCACTAGAGGCAGCGGTTAGTCTTCCCTGTGCATCTACCGTAATACTAGATAGCGTATAGCTTCCAGCACTAACAGCAGTGTTTGCTAAGGATACAGTGCCCGTGCTGGTAATTGTTCCACCGCTCAATCCAGTTCCAGTAGCTACACTGGTTACTGTTCCACTTGTCAAAGTGGGCTTGTTCAGTATCTGAGAATCACCAGAAGAACTATTCCAGTCAGCGTTTACATTTACTTCAGCACCATCCGCAATACCTGATAATTTACTTATAGCCGTAGCATCAGTAAACTTATGCGTCGTAGAACCGTCATCAATGTCATCAGCATCTAAAACAACAGCACCAGTTTGAGTGTTTACCGTAACAACAGCACTGCCCATAAACACCCAAGCAGATCCGCTATAACGGTAGAATCCAGCAGACTTTCCTGAAGTGGCACCCGTAACTAAAACAACATCTCCAGTAGATGGACTACCAGGCAAGCTCGCGTAGTTTGCTACCGCTGCCTTAAACTCTGGCATCGTCTGCGATTTTGTAATCGCAGCATCTACCGCTGTCCCTTCAAAACTTGATTCGTATGCCATTATGATTGTCTCACTTTAAATATTACATGTCCCCCAGAACCATCAGAAACCTTGTAGTCTTGAAAGCCACCAGAACCATTGTTGACAGTATAGTTCTCAAATACCGTTGGCCCAGTTGTACCTATCCTAGCTCCTACGCGACCCGCCCGCAAGAACTCAAAAATGTTTTTAAGTCCTACGTTTCTCATCAGGACTAGTCTACGAACTCAGTGCTTTGAATTACTGAAGCTCCACCAGACCCAAGAAACTTGGCTCCCTTAGCGGCGTTCTTGCTTAGTACAATTAGTCCTTGTTCTTTTACAAGCAAATGACCATTGCTGGCAGTTGGGGCTGACCCATCAAAGGTAATGAGTACATTGTTGTCTTGGACATCAATAACTACATAGTCAGTGTCAGTATGGAAAGCAGCAAAGGACACTCCTGAACCAGAGGTTGCTGCTGATAGATTTTCTGGAGTTCCATTAGGGTTTACATTCCCAATGTATAAGTTGGATGTTCTTGAGTTCATTTATCTTGATTGTTGACTAACGTAAGTTTTAAAACGCTGTCCTACTGTGTTGTTGTTATAAACTTGTTGTGGGTTGTCTAGTGATTCGGCTAAAAATCCATTGGCAAGTTCTTCTTCAAAACCTGCCTTTGAGTGCTGTCCATCCATACGCAAGAAATCAGCGTAAGTTGCATGGGTCATAAACAAAAAGTATTCGTTAGGAACTTCAGTTTCTCCACCTGTTCCGTTATTGTCTAGAGTTGTTAGAAGTGTAAGCGGTTTTCTATAAGTAACAAAAACACTTGTAGCATCAGAAGCTGTAAGGTTAATTACATGTGCTCCGTCGCTCTCTACAAAAAACTCAAAATCAATAGTTGAGTTTCTCAGGAAAGGTTCTTCCCTATTAATTTTAAGAAACTCTCCAATATCCGTTTTGCTTGTTTGGGTAAAAGGAACTATAGAGTTTGCAATAGTTCTTTCTTCACCAACAGTTAAATACCTAACCCAATATGGAGTGGTGTTGTAGGCTTGAGAAAACCTTCTATTAGCCAATGAAAGCAGATGAGATATTTCCTGTGTGGTAAAATCTGAATTACCAGCAAGTGCGGAAATTAAATCAAATAAATCTTTGTTAGCTCTATTTTGCATTACGCTTTGTTAGGACTAAGTTCGGGAAACTTCTTGTTATAATATTTCAAAAACTCTGTGCTTGTTACAGTTTCTACTCCGTAGTTTTTAACCATTCTAAAGTATTCTCTAGCGGGAATGTTGGCAACGCATTTTCCTAACACCGGGTGAGTTTTACCCACATTTGTTTTTGCTTCTCTAGCTGCTTGATTTCTACGATCTTCTTCTTTTGCTCGTTCCATTTTGAAACCCATTTGGATTTCTCTCATAAAAGCTTGGTTAACTTCTCCGTCTGAGTATGTCGGTATCTTAGTAATTATATTCATTTCTTCTTTAAGAATAAACAGCTTTTGAAAAATTTATGAAGGTTTTTTGCTAAAAAAATAAACGATTTTCCTTCTCCATCTGATACCCCCAAGGGGTAATATCTACTGCAAGATGATCTAACATCACAGTCTATTCCTTGGCATTTAACAATATTCATTATAAAAAAGGGAGGCCAGAACTGACCTGACCTCCCTCAATAATTAATTGATTATTTAATTATGATGCGAACAACTGTCCTGCCGTAGGATAGTATTTCATCAAAAGACGAATCTTTCCTTCAGTAGCAACATCTGGTCCTTCACCTGTAAAGTTGTAGGTAAGATCAACAGCGCTAGCAAGATGAAAACCTACAACAGAAAGTGCGCCTGTGTTGGCGAACATTTTGCCTAAGTTTCCGCTGTCACTGAAAACGTCAACTTCATCAACGAAACCATCAGCGTCACCATCATCGCCAATAGCGATAGTGGCATCCGAGATGCTGGTTCCGACGACAAGCTCGTCAACAATGATTGCAGCTCCGAAGATACCTCCAGCCATAGCAGCTCCACCAACTTGAATGTCTACAGCAGTCGCTGAACCAGCGGTTGTGCCAAGAGTAGACAAGTCAATAGAAGCTTCATAATTGAATCCCAATGCTAGGGTTTCAATGTTTTGTACTTTCTTAAGTTCAATAGCCATTATAATTTACCTCCTTATGCGATTGCGGTTATTTTTCCATGTGCACCGGGATGGTAAACTCCGAGCGTAAGCGCGCAGTCAACAAATCCACGCTCGCCACCACCTTGATTAGGTAGACGTGCGCTGCCCATTGGGATCAACTCAGACACACCGTAGTATTCTGGGTGAACCAGATAACCAGTGTCCTTGTTAGTCGTGTCGGGCATACAGTCAGGATTTCCGTTAATGATAGCCACCGTTCCGTGATCGGACTGGTAAACCTCAACAGAAAGCTTAATCTGAGCTACGTCACCATTATAGTTGACGTTGCGGATGGAAGTTCCAGCACCAGAACCATCTGGATCAAGGCGAGCAAAGTCGCTAATGATGCGGCGAAGAGCGGTGTCAGCAACCAAAGTTAGACCATTGCTAGCTCCCGTAACACGGAAAATAGATGTGATTAGGTTGTTAAACACTGTTTCCGTGAAAGCACCAGTTGAGTGGATGCTGTCAGCAGGAGTGCGGAACGCAGCAGGAACATCAGAAGGTCCTGCGGAATCAATCCAGTCACCAAGTCCACGCAACTTGTAAACCGTTCCAGCTCCATCTTCCGCAGAGCGGTCGTTGGTAGAGCAGAGAGTAGCTTCAATGTCACGCTTTAGTTCGCGGATTGCCTTTGCTTCGGCCTGTGCTACTTTAGCAGGTCCAACGGAGTCAACAGCTTCCTGTAAGTCGGAAACCATGTAGTCGCGGCGGAACTTCTGAACGTAGTTGCCTAGACGAGCTCGGCCACTGAATTGGTCGGTGAACGTAGTAACGTCAGCTCCTTCAGCTATCCCAGTGGTACTAGGAGATGAAAGAGAGTCTACAGTCCACTCAACAAACGTAGCGTTTGCTCGTGATTTAGATGCGGATGAAAGTACGGGAGTTTCTTCGGGGGCCAAGATGGTCAAAACGTCCATCAGGTCCTCACGATTGGAAACAGCCGAACCGGGATTTGTGGTATCAAATGTATCTGAGAATGCCATGATTATTTATTTTGTAATTGTAAGGTTCTTAAAGTGATGAAATCAGATTTTCGTCCAGATGTTTTAAATCGGTTCCTATGTTCTTTCAAAGCCTTGCCTAAAGGTCTTTCAGTTTTTTCAGACATTGCAGAAGCTGGAGTTGAACCACTAGAAGGGGTTAGCTTTAACGATTTTTTTGAAATTGTTTTGCCTTCTCCTTTTATTGGTTTTCTCCCGTATATGCTATTTACAGCGTGAGACATGAAGTAGGGAATCTGAGAATATAAATCTGGAGAAGAACTCTCCAAATCTTGTAGTCTAGGATCACTCATAATTGATATGAACTGACTCTTTAACTCATTTTCATTCTCGTCCCTTAGCCATTCAAGTTCCTCTACGGCCTTATTGCCCAACTGCTGACGCATTGTTTTTGCATCTTCCAAACCTTGAAGTTTTTTCAACTGGTCTGGAATGTATGAATCACGCGACTTTCGGGCACTCTGAAGAGCTTTACGCACTTCAGCCTTAGTCATCGGGCGACCTTCTACGGTGGTTATTTCATCGTCAGCAGAATATTCATCGGAATCAAACAACAGGTCTTCGGCCCAACTAATAACATCACTAACCTCATCAGACTTCTTTTGAAGATCTTCAAGGCTTGATAAATTAGATAGTGGGTTGTCCTTAACTTCCGGCTCCTTGATTGTTAGTTGCATAGTTTGCAACTCCTCCTCAGCAGCTTTCCGTCTTGCCGTAAGTTCACTAATACGTGACTGCGCGCCGGGAATGAGTTGCTGACGCAAAGCGTCTTTTTCCTCATCCGACAAACTGTCTAAATCAAACTGTGAAAGAACATTATCCTTAGTTGCTTGCTCTGGAATTTCTTCCTCACTAGCTTCCTCGGCCAATTCTTGAGACTCTTCTTTGGGCTGTTGCCCTAGTAAAGCCTCGCTACGTCTCTGAACAAAGTCAGACGCAGATATGTTTTGGTTGTCCACTGATTCTGGTTCAGCCTCAGCGACGGCTGTGTCGATCTCATCTTGCATAACTGTTTCCACTATTTACGCCTAGCGATTGCGTGGAAACATACTATCACGCATCAAAGAAAATCTTTGTGTCTTTTTTCTAATTTTTTTGAATCAACCATTTGCAATATCTGGTCATAGGTAATTATCCTTCCAGATATTTGCTGAAGCTGCTCCGTTGCAGCCTCGTGCATATCTCCAATGCACTCCTCGCGCAAAGCTGATATTACATTTATGAAACGAGCAAAAGACTCGTGATTGTGTAGCGATTGTATATCTTTCTCTAAACTCACTGAGACATGTTTTGAGTTTGCATTCCACCCATCTGAGCGGGTGCTGTACCAATTCTGCCTATTTGCGCGTTCTCAGCTTGCTGCATAGAGAACTGATATTGCCCCATATACTTCTGCAAACGAGCTGAAAACGCTTGGTCAGTTTGCATACGCTGGGCAATATCCGGTTGCTGAGTATATTGCTGAATAATTTGCATAGCAGATTGAGCACCGTTAGGACGTGCCGGAACCTCAATGCCTGCATAAATTTTTGATAAGTCATCTGTAATATCTTTGAGCATTTGCTGCTGTGCAGCTTCCACTGGTTGAAGAACACTGTCTGCCAACACCGGATCTACGCTACCAGCTATCAATGTTACTAAATTGTCTACGTTTATTCTTCCACTTCTATCCAACTGAAGAAGAGAGATCATGGAATTTAATTTATTTTCCTGCTTCTCTGGATCAGTATTTTGAACATCATAGGAAATTGTTATGTCAAATCTTTCATCCGGGTTTCCCTTGCTAAACATTTGTGGGTCTGGAACACCAGTAACTTGAAAGAATATGCTGTCGGGACCAAAACGCTGAAAGCACTTGTAGCACATCCCTATGACGTTGGAACAATGTGTTAAAAATTTGTCTACCAAGAACTGCTGTCTTATCTGGCTAACCGGACCTTCACGGTCTAGTCCAACCAATCTGTCAGCTTGAGCTTCTTGGGTTTTTTCCATTTCAACCGATCCTTGGTTGTAGACCGGAGTCGGACCAAATTCAAAGTCTCCCTTTCGGCGATATGGTATCATGCGACCCGGACCCCAGTCTGTAGGAGCTTGCCCCACTGGGTGCATTATTGGCGGAACCGTAGAAAGACTGTTCCTGTCAATTCGGCTGTCACGCTCAACCTTCACTTGGTTCTGTATGCCGCGCAACAAATCGGGAACCGTCATTGTGTCGTAAAGCCTTTTGCTATCTTCAGATAGCTTAGTAACCACTACAGGATATTCTTCATACCCATTCAACAACTCAAACTTTGCATATCCCGGTATTCCTTCCATTCCGCTAAACTCGCGATGAAACACCGTACAATAAATTCCCTCAGAACCATCTTCTTTGTCTATCAATCTTTGGTAACCGTAAACAATTTCAATTAGTTCCTCGGCTTCGTATGCGTTGTCGGTTAGGCTTATTGATCTTCTGCCTTCCTGCTCTCGCTCAATAGAGTCTATGTTTACGCCACGGTACCGATCAATAACGTGTTCTACAAAATCTTCATCCCAACCATCAGTAATAATTTTGTTCTGCAACTCCTGTGGAGTGTAATAGGTTTTCCAAAAACAATATGGTGCTCGTTGTGGATCGGTAACATATGGAGGGAAAATAAAGTCTCCGTCTGGAGCTAGTGTCTTTACCTCTGGAGCGTTTACTTGGCGACGAACTATTGGTAGTTCAGCAACTCCCAGTTCCCTTAAATCATTTAAAGCTTTATTAGCTCTGGATTCAGAAACTCCCTCAAAGCTAGATTGCAACATACGAACAACCTGTTCGTTGTCGTTTTCAGAAACAATCATCTCTCCCAACTCAGGGTTAATTGCAGATATTTGTTCTAAACTAAGACGTTGAAGGAAGCTTCTGTCCTCCATGTGCCATCCAACGTAGGTAATCAATATACCACGTTCCAACATATAGTTGGCCCCTAGTTCCATCTCCTCTTTAAAACGAGGAATGTAACCGCTTTTTATCATCCATTTCAAAAAATTTGTAACCACCTTGCTTCTAGCAATGTCGCTAACTTCTACGGGAAATGCTCGGATGTTTGCCCTGTTCATTGCAGACAGAAACAAAGAAACCAATCTGGTTATGCGTTCGTCTATAACATGGCTCTCCATGTCCGAGGCTCCCTCCCAAGGGAAAGCGTCTGCTCCGTGCTTGCGAAGATCCCTGCTCTTGCCGGGCCACCAGTTACGGCGGTCATCATAACTGCTTCGGCATAAATCAAAATATGCTTCAAGCTCAGTTACCGACTGGTCATAGGCGTAACGTAAGGATGTAATGTCGGGATCGTCGCTAACGTAAGTTAGAGACTCGGAAATGGAATCATTTTGCATTGAGCTTGCCTTTTATGTTATGGAAAACGTGATAGAAATATTGCTCGTTGGCTCCTATCTTATCACACAAGTCGCTGGATTTTACTGAGTAAAGCTCATCGTGCTTGGCTATTTTACACAAAATCTCCCAAGCAAGCAGCCTATCTATCTGCTCGCATATCCACCGTCGGTTCATTGTAATGTCACCTGACGTACCTGTACGACACTCCGGTTGCATCTTCAATGGCCTCTATTTTAATATTTTTACCAACCAAAGCTTTTTTTAATTTTCTTGGTACGCATACAGGAACCTTCTTATCAATTTCATTAATGTAAGAATATACATAACTAGGGTTTGCGGCAGGTTTTATTACACGTCCACTGTAGTGCTTGGGAACTATTTCTGGAATGTCTACAGCCATACTCAATAGTTCTTGTCCCTCTTCATTAATCCATAACGCTTTGCCTCCTTTTCCCGTCATCATCGACGCACAAAGCTTTGATTTAGCCAGTCTAATTAAGTTGTCCACATCAACATCAAGATTTTCGGCTAATTTGCCTATTCTAATTTTAGCCATCAATATCCTCCTTTTGATTTGCTTGTTGCTAGCAAGCTTCTGTTTTCCATGTGATCTGGACCTTCTCCTCCATTTGCCATTCTCAAATAGCGTATAAGGTCAAAAAAGTCTTTAAGAGCTTCATCCGCTTTACCTTGTGAATTATAATTTAACAAACTGTCAATCAAATTCCCACAATCACTGTGTATATAGCACAATGGCCTGTTGGCGGCATCTATTGGTTTATTGGGATTGTATGTAAACCATTCGTCAACCGCACTAATACCAACCTCTTCCATGCGTCCATCTGAAGGATGGAACAACATATCAAAATCGTCAAACAACGTAAACAAATCCTCGTTGTTGTCATTCTCCCTAGCAAAATACCTAGAGTCACCAATACGCTCAAACACCTCTACTCCTAGCTCTTCCTCAATCTCTAAAAACAAATTGGCATACCCCTCTACGTTTAACCCAAGCTTGCGAGTTGCTGGTCCCGTTTTCCACTTGGGATCTCCGAACAAGGCCCACTCACCGTATGTATTGCGGTCAGGCCACTCTCGGCATATGTACACGTAGCCGTCCCTATCTACAGCGGCCCACAACGCAGTGAAGTTACGAGCCCCAGCCGGGTCAACTACCTGATAACAAGTAAACCTGCTTTGGTCTGATACGTCAGGAAAGGACATACCATATTTATTCTTTTCATTGCTAAGAACATTTACTTCGGTATTAAAAAGCGGAAGCAACGATGTTACACTTTTTACAGGAACACCATAAGCACGGACCAATATTTCTTCTTCCGGCCTGTCCCTCAGATCCTTGGCTATCCGACTATACCCACCAAACGGGTTTTCATCAGAATGCAGATAGACCACAGAAGCATCCCTTTTGGGACTATACTGTTGTACAGGCAAATCCTTATTCAACAACTCCGCCCTTCTCGTCTTCAGAGTTTCAGACCCCTTCAGATATTCTGATATAAACGGAGTGTACCCATTAATAGGGGTGAAGGCTATCAACATCTTAGAATTCCTAGTAGCCAACCGAAAACGTAAAGTGTTTATCAAAGCATCATCACCAAGATATTCATCCAACCACGTACCAATGTTGAGTCTGTCCCCAGACCTAAACCCAAACTCAAATCCTTCCAAGATGGTTTGGTTATTGGAAAACTGGGTGTAGGTTTTAAAATCAACCCTAGTCCGGGTATCGGGAAAAATAAAACTGCTACCAGTGAACCCATTCTGCATTGAGTAGTTGATGTAGCCCTCAACACTCTTGGTCTTCTTTTTAAACTCCCTTGGCATCATTTCCCACACCGCAGCTTGCTGCACCTTTACGCTGGTATCAGCGTTCTGGGAAAAACAAACAATGTGACCGTCTGGGTTATTGGTAACGCTTTCCATTACAATTTTGGCACAGCCAGTTGTCTTGCCACTCCGGTTTCCTCCAAGGCACAGACACTCGTTGTATGTTCCTAGTCCATCTTTAATACGCTCCCAGCCATCTAGGTTGAACCCATGTCTGACAGGATCTTCCTCAGAAGCCTGTATGCGGCCCTCATGGGCCTCATGTAGGTCTTTAAGTAGCTTGGGGTGGTTCTCCCCCAAGAACACTATTTCCTCGTCTGTAGGGGGCCTTAATATTGGATGATCGGTAAACTCAATCATTCCGGAAAAAAATCATCCAAGTCCTTCATGGTTGAAGCATTAACCAATGCTAAGAAACAAGACATCTGGTATTCTAGGTCAGGACTAAATCCTCGGCTAAAAGTGTCAAACTCAAATCCATTCTTTCCCATAGAGGCGACTAAGAACACTTCCCATTCTGGGTTTATAGTATCTAGAGATTTTTCAACTAGCTCAATGTTTTTGTTCATTATAAAATTCTGTTTAAGTCATGCCTTATTGGTTCGGAAGTAAAAGGCTTTGTTTCAATCGGAACCACCTCATGCTCTAGCCTATGGCAGTTGGCACATAGCAAATTGCACTTCTCCAGCTCCTTTAAAAAAACAGTTTTACTGCTAACTGCTTTTCTAAAGTTTTCTGAAATTTTAAATCTTTTAACACCCCTAGCATGGTGACAATCAAACTGAATGGGCCTTCCCTCAAAACCACACCTAGAACATTTCCAACCCCCAAAATGGTTTTTAATCAGCTCATCTCTTTGGGCTCTTGCCCTATTATTACTACACTTCCTACAACTAGGCTTATACCTTTTCTTCCCCCCCTTGCTACCGTTGCTATGAAACTCGGTAATCGGCAGCTCTTGGCCGCAATCTTTACACTTCTTGGTCAATGACCACCTCCGCCTTCTTCATGCTAGCTATACGCTCCCTAGCAGCTTTCACCGTAGCCTCATAGTCCTCTTGGCTAACCACCTTACGCTCTTCTACAATGGTACTAGCTTCTCCCCTGAATGTGTTACTACCCTTCTCCGCTTTCTCCAATGCAATGGCTAAAGGCAACAAATCCCTGAAGCTAGCCTTTATTTCCCCGGCTTCCATTCTTTTTCTTAGCTGCTCTATCAAATCCTCCTCCAGCGATGATAGTTCCAAGAATGCCCTGCCCCTTACTTTGCTTCCCAGCTGCTTCCACTTGCCCGTAAAGTCGGCATAGTCCAACAGGACGTTTACAATTGTTTCACGTTTGAGCCCATACTTCTTTATCATCTGGGTCTGGGTTACCCCAGTGGCGTGTAGGTACAATATCTCAGCAGTTTTTTCGGGGTTACTCTTAGACAATATGCTATTGTTCTTGGGATTGTGTTCTTGGATTTCCAAGATTCCCTCCCGAATTGAGTCTATTAGTTCCTCCTTAGGCTCCATCTGCACACCCCCAATAGCCCTAAGCCCTTATTTGTCAATATTTTTTACAGGGCTAGTAGATACATATACACGCGACAGGCACCGCCCCCCCGACCCCCTCCCCGCTGGGTCTGCGTATCCGCTAAGCAACTACAAGCAAGCTCGGCGGTCTGGTTGGTCTGTTATTTTTTGGAGTGGGTGGTCCTATTTGCAAGCCACTCAAAACGCAACGGGAGCCACAAAAACCCTACCTAGTGAAAAAAGTTCACCCTGAAAGACGATTTTTCTTGCTGATTAGGGGAAAAGAGTCTTTTTTTGGAGTTACAAATTAACCACTAACAGAAAAAAACATGAATAACCTAAAATTACTAAACGCCAACCCTTGGCTTCTGCTATTTATCCGCTCTCTTTATGACATTGGCGGAAATACACTAGGTCACGTCATCCGCTGGATGGATGAAAACCCTCAAAAAGTTGAAGATCTTTTAAAATCAAAAAACTAAACATTAACCAATAAACCAAAAAAAAGAATGATAGCAATCCAAACAAAATATCTAGGCCCAACCAATACCAAAGGCGCAAGAATCAAAGCCTTTACTTGCAACGGACATTCAGTGACAATCGACTATGACTACGCGCTGAGCGACGAGCTTATTCACTTTGAAGCGGTCAAAGCACTAAAGGAAAAATACTCCCTAGATTGGAATATTTCCGAAATGACATACGGGGGACTGAAAGAGGGGTACGCTTTCACCTTTCCACACTCAACCATTTCTTAACAATCAACCAATAAAAGAAAATGATAAAAAATAAACTTACAAAGCATATTGCCTACGCATTTCCGTCATCACCAGCTTCTAAAAAGTTCGGATTTGAAAACGAGGGGTGCTATTTCATAGCGTACACCTTGCAAAATATTGAGGGGTCGGGCCAAGGAAAAAGCTTTGCGGACGAACAGGTCGGAGGCTTTGAAAATAGGGATCAAGATTTGCTTGACAGCTTTGAAGAAGCAGACGGCGAGCTTTGCAAGCAAAGCCTTAAATATCACCCGCACTATTACACCCTTTAAACAATAACCAATAAAAAAAACATGACAATACAAGAAGCAGCAATAAAATACGCCAAAGCAAGAAACAAGAAAAAGATGTTAAAGCTTTTAGACTGGATTGAGAAACAGTCATTCGGAGATCCTATGGAAATTCCAATGGCGTGTCCCGTGAATTTTGTGGGAGAGGAAGATCACCACTGGGTTTGGGACGTGTGTGAGGAGTGGAAAAACAACTAAACTAAAGGGGGCGCAAGCCCCCAAACCCCTAAAAAAAGAAAGACTAATAATATGAACACAAAAACAAAAGAAATAACCGAAGAACAAGCCGAGCAAATTATTGAATGGGAGGCTCAAACCTTAGCCGATTCAATAGGCAACGCCCTTGAACTTAACCAAGAATTCCTTGAACGCTATTGTTCCAAGGAGCTCGCCGAAGCCCTCAAAGAAATACCCGAAGAAGACAGGGAATTCCACTTGCAAGATCATATTGGCGAGTGGCGCGAGCTGAACTATTTTGACTCCGGCCGTGATATCAACTTACCAGTTGGCGAGATTGAATGGCAAGACGAAGAGGGCAACTTGCACTATGTCGATTGCCTAGGCATTGCCTTCAAGGTGGATATTGAGGGACTCAAAGAAGACTGGAAGGAGTGGAATCGCAATGACTAAGTATAAAACAGAAACAATTGCAAAAATAACTTATAACCAATACAAGCGACTCAAGGCACTGTCCGTGGATCAAATTATGGACAAGCACTTTTTGCCAGTGGAAACGGCAATAAACATTTTCAAAGAGTGCAAGCGGATACACTCAATTGCTCCGAAACTACCGCGCCTTGGGTTAACCGAAAAATTGAGGCTATAGAAGTGACGGCCTATGAATAACCAATAAAAATGGAAGCTGAACTAATAAGAATAATCGCGGGGGCCGTTGTCCTTGCATCACTAATGATAATAAAACTAAACGAAAAAGAAAATGAAAATAGGAAACGTTGAAATAATCATTGAACGAAACGAAAGGGGGCACTCCGTTGCCCTAATAGGAAACTACTCTTCCAACTATGGAAGGGTAGAAGGGGGGCAACTCTCAATGGATTGGGAGTGGGGTCTCACCCCAAGGATTGTAAAGTTTATTCAATCCCAAACTAAGAAAGGGGGAGCGGAATGACTGCTTGGCTCCTCTTTCTAAAGGCCCTTGCTCTAGTTGAGAGTGGGGGCAACCCCGAAGCCATTGGTGACGGCGGTGATAGTTGGGGCAAGTACCAATTGCAAGCTGCCTATGTCCAAGATGCTAGCGAGTGGGGGCTAGCAAACGGGGTGATTGCCAAGCCCTTTGAGCATAGTGATGCCTTCAACCCTGAACAGGCTGAACTAATAATTCAATGTTATATGGGGAGATATGCAACCCCCAAAAGATTGGGGAGGCAACCAACAATAGAAGACTGGACTAGGATTCACAACGGGGGGCCGAACGGCTACCGGAAACTGGAGGCAACGCAACCGCATTGGAACAAAGTTAAAATAAATCTTGCAAGACTAGGGTTTTTCAACTCTAGTAATAACTGAACGGGGCATTGCCCCACTAATGAAAGGAAAAAAGATATGACAACCGAAGAAAGAATAAACGAAGCCCTTCAAATGATTGAGGGGGCACGTCAAGATGTGCGAGACAACTGGGGAGACCCTGATGCAAGGGTGTCAACTGACATGCAACTATCCGTTGCCGAAAGCTGGCTGAAAATCCTGCCCAACTTAATATCCTATGAGATCAATGATGCAAAGTG